TTCTAATGTACCAGAAACGATTACTGATTTTGTTGAAATCTGAGTAATGTTTCCAAGTCTAGTAGTTGCAGTTGGTGCTGAGAAAGCAACTTCGTTACCTTCAATTGCAGCATTTGTACCTGACGCAGCGGCTAAAGCATCTGTTTGCCATTCATGGTTTGTAAAAGCAGCTTTTGCTTTTGCAATTGCAGACATGAAAGGTGTATCAGTCGGACTAATGTTATAAATTACATTAGATAGGTCTTCTCTTTCGCCAACAGCATCATAAGTACTATATGTTCCACTTACCTGTGCCATATATTTATTCTCCTATGTTATTGTTGTTTATTGTTAACCATGTCTAAAAATATACTGGTTGCATCTTTGATACTTCCAGTCTTTTTTAAACGACCTAACTTTTCCTTTCGCTTAGTAAGATTTATTTCAGCTTTGTCTTTTTTAACTCCAGAAGAAAAAACTCTACCAGGTTTAGTAATCTTTTTTGCTAAATTCGGTTTTGAATTTTGCATTTTTCGATACTTCATGGCATCGTTGACCAACATAACTATTCTATGGTCATATACTTGTGAAATTTCTTGGTCATTAAAACCATAGTTATTCAAAGTAGTTTTCATAGAAGATGCTAATTGACTAGCTTTTGCAGGATCAGAAAATTCTGGCATTTTTGATGCCAATTGTTTTTTTTGATCGCTTAAAAAACCTTCAAATTGCTTTCTCTGCTCCGATTGCGTTTTTTCCATAGCTTGATTAAGCTTTTCTTGCTTTCTCCTTAGTCTATGTTCAATCCTTGCAGCTTCAGTTGGATCTTCTTCGTACAACCTTTCCAAATCAGAAGAATTAATCTCTGTTTGTAATTGTTGTTGAGCTACTGACAGTAACTGATTAGCCTCATTAAGTTTTGAGGAATAGTTTTGTCTTTGCTTTTCAGACTCAGACATAAATTGTTTCTTATCGTAAGAAAGTTCTTCAGTCTTTCGTCTATAGTCGGCATCTCTTGAGTAACCATTTTTTAATTCGTCTAAGGTAACATCTAATTCTTGACCTGCAACTTTTACCTTGTAGGTGGAATCATGTTCTTGTTGAATCTCATTTGTTTGTTCTTGAGATACTTCTTCGGAAGTTTCATCGTTAGATTCTTCTTCCTTTATTTCCTGTTCCAAAGGTTGTTCTTCTGTTGAAGATTCCTCTTTAACTGGTTCAGGAGAATTTTGTTCTTCCTGTTTTTGTTCTTGTTCAGGGATGTTTGTTGTATCAGTTTTTTTTTCTTCTGCAACTGGATTTAACAAACCTGTAATTGATTTTGCAGCTTTTTGCAAATCAGTTTCAGCTCCCTTAGTTGGGTTGGCTTGATTGTCTGACATTGTTTTTCCTTTTAAGTTAAGTTCCTCTTATGAGGTTGACTTATCCTAACCATTTTGATTAGAATTTTTGGTTTTTAATACTTTTACGAAAATCTTCTAATTGTTTAGAAGCTAATTTTCCTGTATCTAAAATTTCTGCTAAATGTTGTTCTACTTTACCGACAACATTAAAAGCTAACCAAAGCATTTCTCTAGTTTCTTTTTCTTTTGCTCCAGTATTAAATAAACTTTCTGAATAAAGTTTTTTTAAATTACCAAAGGCATCTTTTAACAAAGGATTGTCTAAAAGTTGTTTAGCTTTGTTCGACTGGCTCAGTTCCTGTTGGAGTTTTGCCTGTTGATCCTTGTCCATATAATTTGCTCACTTCATCTTGTATTGCCTGTGATTCTTTTGCTGCTTGTCTAAAATCTTTTGTTGATTCTGCAACTAACATTTTGTTTAAATCAGCATCGGCTTTTATTTGTTGTGAATCTATTTGTGCGTTGTATTTTAATTCTAATTCTTTTAATTTAATTTCGTTATCGTAAAGAATTTCTGCATTTTGAGATTTAACTTTTTTCAGTTCAATTTCAAGTTCTGCAACTTTTCTTTGTTCTTCACTTGCTATTCGTTTAAATTCAATTTTTTCAATTGGAGTTAATGGTGGTGGAGGTGGTGGTGTAACCATCTCTTTACCCATATCAGGATTAACAAAATAATTTTCTACATTTTTTAATCCTGCGTTTTCAATAATTTTAGCTAAACTATTATAAATATTTTTAAGACTAACCATTGGGTACTCTCTATTGCCTTGCAATTGGAAAGCTTGTAGTTGTCTTTCTAAAATATTATTTAGCATTAATATTTGTTGTTCTTTAGAGCCACTTCCTAATCCTACTACTATTGTAAATATTATATTTATTTCTCCACTCAGTAGGTTTTACTGGTATNAACTGATTATTTAATTCTACAATTCTTTCTTTGTCTTGATACTTACAAGTAAGCTCAAATATTCTTCTAAATAAATCTTTAATTCCTGTTTCNGCAAATACTCTAGCAATCAANTCCATTCTCATTTGAGATTGAGTCATTATTGCATTAACACCAGTTGCAGTTTTATTTAAACTATCTGCATCTAAACCTTGATTGTATCTAGTAACACCAGTTCTAGTTTCTCTAACAGTATCTAAGTATTCTAATAATGGAAAAGCTTGTTGCGATATAGTTTGCGATTGCATTGGCAACATAACTTGTGATGGTGGTTGTTTAGTCCTTACAACTCCTCCAGGTCTTGAAGTTAAAAGGTCATCCAAATTAACCATGCCATCCATTATGGCAACTCTGTTGTTATTAGTTAAATACATATTGTCTAGTAACTGTCGCATTACAGTTGATTTAACTAATTGCACATCTTCTACTAACTCAGAAACTGATCTGCCATAAAATCTATGTGGCATTGGAATTGGAGTTAATGAACAAAAAGGAATATGATCGCAAGGATAATTTTCTAACACTTCATAACTACCAGAACCAGCTACACAAACTTTTCTTAATTCTGCAACCCCATCATCATCCATATCTGCTCTGACATAACATTCATAAATTTCTATTTCTTGCGTTGCGTTATCAGGGGCATTTGTAAATGGTGCTTGGTCTATGTCTTTGTATCTTGTAATTCTTTCGCTATTTAAAATAGCATTGTTTGAAGTAGGTAAATTTTCAACAACTTCTCTGTCATAACCCATTTCAATTAAATCGGATCTAGTTTTTAAAACTCTATGAGCTACAAAACTTGCATCTTCAATTGATTTTGCAGTTTTTTGTATTAAAAATTCTTCAGGTGGTACATTTTCTATTTTAACCTTGCCACCCATTGATGTTCTTTTAGCAACACAGTTATAAAGCATTGGTTCTGGCTCATCTCCAACCAATCGACCTTGTGCTTCAGCTTCAGCAGCTAATGCTGCCATCGCTTCTTTCATTTTTTCATCAACAAAAGACTCTTTTTCTATTATTTCAACACTTTCATCGTTTAAAAGTATTTGATATTCTTGTTCGTTTAAATTTTGATATGTTTCTTGCTCAACTTTTTGGCTTTCATCCCAAAAAACTTTAACAATTCCATTTTTTTCTAATAAAGCATCTTTAAACCAAGTATATAAAATAGAAAAACCAGCATTATCTTTATTAAAAATGTAATTTATGTAATTTGTAGCTTGATCTGCTAATGCAACATCCTCAGATTTAACAGGTTCGCATCTAACTACTTGATCTGATGATGTAAAAATTCTTAAAAGGTTAGGTAAGATAGTTTCAATAGTATCAGCAACATCAGTAGATACGACTTGCGATCTGCCATCTATTTCTGTACCTAATTTATCACCCATATAATACTCAAGGGATTTTCTTCTTTGAGCAGATAAATTACTGCCCATAAATCCTATCGCATTATTTATTTCTGAGTGTATTATTCCTTTTAATTCTAATTCTGTAACTTTTGCCATATTAAACTATATAATTCGTATTGATTGGAACTTGTTTTTTCCAATTTGAAATTTCAGCACCTTGTCCAATTATGCCAGTCCTAAAACTATCGGCACAATGCGATGCGTAATTGTGCATGGGTTTATTTTTAAAGCATTGGTTTTTATCATCCCACCTTTTTTGGTAAGCCTTTAAATACTCAATACCTATTTTACATTTTTCTTTATCAAACCAACAATTAGGTAAAGATTTTCGTACTGCCTCAATTCCATCTTCAATAGATATTTTTGGAGCAACTTCAAAAGCAATACCTAGGCTCTAAAGCACTTTCTAATCTTTGATTTACCAAGATTTACCTAGTTCCCTAACATTAATATCAAAAGGAGCTATGTGTTTTTGAATACTCAAATCCTTTTTGGTCAATAACATTTGCGTAATGATCTAAACCATAGCCACTATTTTCATAGTAATCTATTAATCTAATTTCACCTTTATACCTTTGCACAAACCAAATGGATGTTTGGTCATTCATGCCTAAATCCCACCAAGTTTCTACATCTAGGTTATCATCGTAAGGCACTTCACCAATTCTACCATCTTTTGCCAAGCCTTCTATGATTTGACCATAATAAGAACCTGTAATTGCAGCTTGAAAGCTACACTCAAACTCTTGGTCGTATAAATCCTTAGACATGACATCTTTTGCTGCCTTTAATTCGTCATCATCTAAAATTTTAGTTTCACTTGCCTTAAATACACAAGCATACCAATCTTTGTTTTCTTTTGC